TATGCCACCACATTGGCAACCAAAATCTGCCAGGACCTGAAGGTCGGCCCGTACTACACCGGCCCAATCCCGCCCCAGTTCAACGCTGACGGCACACCGTATGTGGCCCCAGTAGTCAACGACTCTACGGGGACGGCTGGATGACGTTAATTATTCAGAAGCCCAGCGGAGCTAAGTTTAATCTCCGCAAAACATCATCCGCCTGGGCCGAAGGCGGCGACCTTACATACACCATTGTCGTAAGCGGCACCAGCTATCGCGTCCACGAATTCAAGGCCGTTGGCACCACATCGTTGAATGTGATGAAAGGTGGCAACTTTGAGTACCTCGTTGTTGCTGGTGGAGGCGCTGGCAGGGGTAATGGCGCTGCTGGAAACAGCGGAGATGGGGGCAATGCAGGTCAGCTTTTGTCTGGGTCTGTATCTCTTGCCGCTGGATCGCAGACAGTAACAGTTGGCCAAGGTGGAATTGGCGTTGTAAACGCAAACGGAGGCAACGGAGGCAACTCGGTTTTGGCTTCTGTTACAGCAACTGGCGGAGTTGGGGGAAGTGGTGTTTCTTCTGCTGTAGCTAGAAACGGCGGCGCTGGTGGCACTGGTACCCCAGGAGAAATTGGCAGCGGTCATCAAGCTGGTGCCGGGGGTGCCGGTGGCACATCTTCCATTACTGGCACTTCAGTTGTTTACGCAGGTGGTGGTGGTGGTGGTTTCACCTCTGGTGGACTTGGCGGCAACGGCGGTGGCGGTCGCGGTGAAAATTACGCCCCAGGCGGCACCGGCACTCAGGCCACTCCAGGCCAAGCCAATACGGGTGGCGGTGGCGGTGGCGTTTCAAATGGAATCGGAGCTCCAGGTAAAAACGGCGGCTCCGGCATCGTCATCGTGAGGTACGCGATATGAACTACACAAACCACGACCTACTAGACACTGCCACTACGATGCCTTTGGAGGTGATGCTATGAGTTGGGTAATTACGGGCTCGGAGAAAACGAAGGTTGATCCACAGTTTGGCAGCGTCTCTCTGCTACTCCACGGCAACGGCACCAACGGCAGCACGACAATTGTTGATAGCGGTCCGGCGGCCAGAACAGTAACGGTTGTTGGTGATGCCCAAATCAGCACAGCACAGAGCAAGTTTGGTGGGGCCAGCATTGCGTTTGATGGCACCGGTGATGGGCTGGCAGTTCCTTATGACATCAGCTTTGCGACATTTCCGCAATCTGGCAACATAGGCACCATTGAAGGATGGTTTCGTTTCAATGCTTTTACAGCTCCACGTCCATTCCTGGTTGGCGTGTGGTCTGCAGCAGGTGAACAGGGCTGGACTATTGACGCCACTACAGGTGGTGACCTTTTCTTCGCCAACAATGGCGCAGGAATTACTGCAAGTCTTTCAACCAAGCTGACAACCGCAGAGTGGATTCATTTGGCCGTTGTTAATACGGGCTCGACAATTAAAATTTACCGCAATGGAGTTGACGTAGGATCGGCATCTAATTACAGCCCAACACTTTCCTCGGACAGCCTTCGGATCGGATTGCGCAATGGAGGCTTGCTACCCCTGAACGGCTACATCGACGACCTCCGCATCACCAAAGGCGTAGCCCGCTACACGGCTAACTTCACCCCGCCCACCGCACCGTTTCCGGACATCTAACCCCAGCCCCATTAGTCACGGTCACTACTACCGCGCCGTTCCCTGACATCTAGGCACCCAGTAGTGTCCCCGTCTAGTGGACAATCATAATATATAACAAATGGCGTTTCTATCTGAAGCGGCCAAATACTACAAAGCTGAGCCACACCAGAAGGCCGCCTGGGACGCTCTAGAAGCTCAGCTATCCAATGACACGCTAGAAACATTCAAGGCTTCCTACAGGACGGCGCAGAAGCCTCTGGCGACGAATCCGCTACAGGTCCCCTACTTCTCTCAAAACGATAACGCCAGTGGCACAGGTTATCGGGAGTGTTTTAGCTCCTCCTGTGCCATGTTGGCCGCCTTTTATGGCAAGGTAAAGTCTGACGATCAATACAATCTAATTCGCCAGAACTTTGGTGACACTACCGACCTTGGAGCTCAACTAGGAGCACTGACAAAGCTTGGCTTAAGTCCAACTTTTAAGAGTGATGGTGGTGCAGAGGACCTTGTTCGTCTTCTTGATGCAGAACAGCCTGTTGCTGTTGGCTGGCTCCATAAAGGTCCAGTGACAAGGCCCTCTGGAGGGGGCCACTGGTCGGTTGTCATTGGTTATACACCAACTCATTTTATATTCCATGATCCAAATGGAGAGGCCTCACTTGTACAAGGAGGCTACGTCAACAATACAAAAGGATCCCAAGTGGCATACAGCCGAAAGAACTGGCTGCCAAGGTGGGAGGTCGATGGAAAGAATACTGGTTGGTACTTGTCATGCTCCCCTCGCTAAATAGCAGTGCTTGAAATTGTTGTTCCGTTAATCATAGGCGCTGCAGCGGGTGCTGGAAGCCTGTCTACTGCACTGCTCAAAAGGCTAAGTGATTTGGACAAGAAGATTACAAGTGTAGAGATGTCTATGCGCTCAGAGTATGTACCAAAAGACGAATATAGGTACTACCAAGAGCGCCTCTACAACCTAGTCGAACGACTGGAACAGAAACTAGACACATACATCTACAGTCACACCCTTAAAGCAAATGATTGAAGTATTTGGCATCAAGCTGACCTATGAAGTCCTTGGGTTTCTAGCTGCTTTTATCGCTTCTGAAGTGATCGGTTCGTCAAAGAAGCTGAAGAACAATAGCGTGGCAGGTCTGCTTAAAACCATTATTGATGGCCAACGCCCCTTCCGTTCAGAAGACAACAAGATTGATGCGTTGAAGGCCAAGGTAGCAGCTATCTATCAGGAAATCGAGACTCTCGGGAAGTAATTAAATGGCCAGCAAGAAGAAAGTCGAGTCAGCAATGGCCACAGAGGAGATGTTCCAACAACTCCATGGCATCCTGACTAAGGAGCTGATCGCTCGTATTCAGACTGGAGAAGCCACCACGGCTGATCTCCGAGCAGCCATTGACTGGCTTGCTAAGAATGACATTACAGGGGTACCTGTCGCTGATAGCCCACTTGCCAGCCTTGCTGGTCTGATCCCCGAGTTGTCGTTTGAGGATATCCAAGAGGAGGTCAGCTAAGTATGGCCCCTCGGAAAGCATCAAACCCTGGCAAAAGCGCTCGCTATTACGCATCAAACCCAGAAGCCCGCGCTAAGAAGAACGCTGCACAACGCAAAAGAAACAAAAGTGCAGCCAATCGAAAGTACCGCTCTGAACTCAATGCTGAGCGACGGAAGCGTGGCATCTATGGAGAAGGCGGTCCAGATATGTCACATACAAAGAGTGGCCGCCTTGTAGCCGAATCCCCGAAAAAGAATCGAGCCCGTAATGGGGCAAACGGCAAATCTACTAAAAAATAACCTTCCCATGACTTGTCACCATGGAAACGCCTCGGTCTTTAATGCAGGATCTCCTGACGTTTCGCAGCAGCGACGCGAAACGAATGTGGAGAGAAAGTATCTTTGATCGAGATGGTAGGCAATGTGTCTACTGTGGCTCAAATACCAATTTAACCATTGATCATTGTCGTCCTCGTAGTAAAGGCGGGCCGACAACAGCATCTAACTGCGTGACAGCTTGTCGCTCCTGCAACCTTGCGAAGGGATCCATGCAGTTAGATCAATTTATTCAACTACGACTTGCATAAAGAGAAATGACTGCACAAGTTTTTACGGCTATTGTTGAACCTCGTGGTGCCTTTGCCACTGAGACGGAATACCGAAAGATTAAGATCGATGCTACTGCAGACACTGCACTGGCAGCAATCACGACTGCCAGCACGGTTGGTGATGTTCTGAAGATTCTGAATGCCTGTATTGGGCGTAATCGCGTTACTGCTGTGGCATCAACCGGCTACGCAACGTCTGTTAAGGCCTGATTAGTATGGCGCCGCGAGCTAATAAGTGGTTTGCGGCCACACCCAACACTGACTATATCTTTAAAGCCCTTACTGATGGGACGGTAACAAAGCTCAGTGGTGGTCGCATACCTAAGATGACGCCAGCAGCCGCCGCTGGCCTAGTTGGGTCATGGGTTATTGAAACAGGACGGCGCGGTCTTGAACGGCTTGATGTTGTAGAAGCTGGTACAGGACGTGGACGTGGGCTTTCACAATATACGGGCGTTAGACGGACGCCCTATGACCAAGCAGTAGCAGCTGCTAAGGCATCTGGCCGAGATCCAAACTCTGCTCAATGGCAGGTTGAATACTTTGCCAAGGAATACATGAATCGAGACCTTATTGGTTGGACTCGTGTATTTGAGAGCATGCCTAAGACTGGTAGCCCAGCAGATTATGCTAAATACTTTACGGGGTCCGCTGCTTCAGGCACTGGCTATTTCAGACCTGGTGTACCCCACTGGGATCGCCGCATGCAAGCAGCTAAGGAGGTGTTTGAACACTATGCCTCCCCAAAGCCGTCGACGGGTCAGAGCCCTTCCCAAATCTTCGACCCAATGAAGGGTATCAAGAAGATCTTTCAACCGAATTCATCGGCACAAGGTCTCTCCATCTCACCCGCTCAAGCCCAGTGGAATAAGAGCCAAGCAGCTGACTTCCTTAAAACTCCAGACTTCCTAATCTCTAAACCAGGTGACCTGACAGGTCCAACAAAGCAATCCAATATTGGTCGCTTGCCAGGTTTGGTAGAGGTTGCTCAGGCAGGTATTGGCAATCTTGGCCAGTTTAAGTCAAGCTCTAATAGCTATGGTCAGGCTGCATTTAGCAGCAACTTTAACACCATGACTATTAACAACAGAAGCTATGGTGGTTCCCTTGATCTAGGGCGTAGCCTTGGTATTCGAGCTGCATCTAGTGCTGCTGCTTCTGGTGGTTATACCATGCCGTCAGCTTCGTCTTCTGTTGGTAATGCGTGGAAGGCTGGCTTCGGCGTAAATTAATCCACTCTGAGAGGGGCCTAGAAGGCGCAACGTGGCCCCTCTTTACTCTTTTAAGTATATTCTATCGTGAGCCCTTCTACACAGGCCTTAGAGGGCCATCTGAAGGGGTCTTTTAAAACCTTTCTCTCTGCCGTATGGCACGAGCTAGGACTACCCTCTCCAACGCGGGCCCAATACGCTATTGCTGACTACCTTCAGTACGGCCCTAAGCGTCTTCAGGTACAAGCCTTTCGAGGAATCGGTAAGAGCTACGTTACTGCGGCCTATGTCCTGTGGGAGCTCTATAAAGACCCCAATAAAAAGATCATGTGTATCTCTGCCTCAAAAGAGCGGGCAGACAACAACTCGATCTTTCTTCAGAAGCTGATCCTGACCATCCCCTGGTTGAAACACATGCGACCATCCTCAGATGAGTCTAGATGGTCTCGGATCTCCTTTGATATTGGTGGTTGCGTACCAACCCAAGCCCCTTCTGTGAAGTCAGTCGGTATTACCGGCAACATGACCGGCTCCCGTGCTGACATCATGCTCTTTGATGACGTCGAGGTTCCTAATAACTCTGCAACAGACATGCAGAGAGAAAAGCTTCTCCAACTAATCTCAGAAGCTGAGGCTATCTTGATGCCGAAACCGTCCTCTCGCATCATCTTTCTAGGGACTCCCCAGACAACCTTTACCTGCTACCGAAAGCTTGCTGAGAGGGCCTACAAGCCCTTTGTCTGGCCCTCTAGGTATCCCAAGGACACCAGCCTCTATGAAGGCCTCCTGGCGCCTCAGCTGCTGGAAGACCTAGAGAATGGCGCCTCCCCCGGAGATCCAACCGATACCCGCTTCTCGGATATTGAGTTGATGGAACGTGAGGCCTCCATGGGCCGCTCGAACTTTGAGCTTCAGTTCCAACTCAATACAACCCTCAGCGATGCCGATAAGTTCCCTCTTAGGTTCTCTGATTTTATTGTTACTCCTATTGGGTCTGAGTGTGCTGAAAAGTACGCCTGGTCCAGTGATCCTCGATACATCCTTAAAGAACTCCCAGCGGTCGGCCTTCCCGGTGACCGTTGGTACTCCCCCATGTTCATTGATGCGGCCTGCTGCCCCTTCAGTGAAACCATCGTCTCCCTAGATCCCTCTGGTCGTGGCCTAGACGAAACCGTGGCCGTGGTCATGAGCCAAGCTAATGGCTATCTCTTTATCAGAGACATGCTGGCCTTTAGGGATGGCTATAGCGATGAAACCCTCAGACAGATCGTCCAGCTCGGTAAACGCTATGAGGCTGGCACCTTCCTCGTGGAATCCAACTTCGGTGATGGCATGGTCTGTGAGCTCCTTAAACGACACCTCGTCCAACAGCAATGCAATGCCCATGTCGAAGAGGTGCGGGCTTCTGTCCGTAAAGAGGAGCGCATCATCGCTACCCTGGAGCCTGTCCTAAACCAACATAAACTGATCATTGATCCCAAGATCATTGAGTGGGACTACCGCTCCAATCCCAACGAGGCTCCTGAGAAGAGACTGGAGTACATGCTCATGTACCAGCTCTCTCGCATGTGCAAAGAGAAGGGTGCTGTTAAGCATGACGATAGGGTCGACTCCATTAGTCAGGGTGTTCAATGGTTTACCGATGCCCTGGCCCTCTCTGCTGCTAAACAACAGGCCCAACGTCGTAACGAAGAATGGGCTGCTATGCAACAGATGATTCAAGACGATCCTAAACGGGCTGTTGATGGCCTCGCCCTTGGCCTCCCCTTCATGGAGCTCCAGAAGCGTTCCGTCACAAGGATCTATGACTGGTCTAACCCCCTAGAAGCTATCCCAAACGCCTAGGGTGGCCATTACGGAAGAGAAGTGGTGCTCTCTTCCAAGCGGATCTAGCACCCCAAATCCCATAGCCCCTAGTGGGTCCATGGTCTTTGGGGGCTTTTTCCCATCGACAGCTTGTCCACATAACCCCCGCTTCATCAGGTTTTGGTAGTTCCTGAATGAAGTAGCAGAGACCTCGCTAGCTCAGTCAAGCCCTCTCTCTCTGTAAAGACATACATCCCAATCCCCTATCCATAGGGGGGTAAGGGGGGTAGGTTTTTACCACTAGCATTTCCTACTGCTAGTCAAACCATAGAGTTATATACGGCTATAACCGGTTATAACCTAGTATTAACACGTTTAACACGATGAGAATCATTGCGTTAATGGCGTTAAAGGTTCGCTTAGATGTTGATGTTATAACTAGTGTTATATGACGTATCCGCTTAGGATTATGAGAGAATACCTCTACTATTGTGTATACGAACTACTGCTATGGTATTCCAGTAAATACCCTGCTGTAAGACTACAGTCTTGGTACAGGAATGCTATTGATCAGTGTAGAAATGGCTGGGTATACATAAAGACTAAGATGACCATGGATGATGTGGATAGACAGCTAGAGTCTATTGATGTTGGTCCTAGTGGTGTGTCTAGTCCTGTCTTTTCTAGTAAGCCGTCTGAGGTGGAGGGGTTGGATGAGATCCGCTTGAGAGCACCGTGGTCGGAGTAATCTGACAGAAAAATCCGAGGAGGGTACGTAGGCATGTGGCCCCAGCAATCCCCCCATAGGGGGTCCTAAATATACCTTACCAGGTCAATCCGTACGGATGTACCAGTCAAACAGCGGCCGCAAGTGTGGTGACATAGGGTTAGGGATGCGAGAGCCCTTGCGGTGCCTGGGATCTCATTAGATGGGAGATCTGATGAGGGGCATGGGATAGCCTTTGTGAGTCTTAGTGTGATGCGAATTAATATCATTTAGAGAATATAAATACGAATAAATCTGTACGCAATCCAATGCATCAATTCTCTACACCAATTGAACAGGCTTATCTCTCTATGTGTGATCGCTTAGATCGATTGGTTTGTGTTATGAATGACCCTTACATGAAGATCACAGACAAACAACGGGCCAAGATTAAACAGGCAGCAGAAGCTATAGAGGAAGAGTGGATTGTTGATCCGAGCATGCGAGCACCACGGACAGACTGAGGGATTGTAACAACATTATTACAGCGACTTTTAGGGCCAGACCCCTTGCAAACACTAGGGTGTAGACGCCTGTCCAACTGGTTAGCCCGTCAGTCGGTTGCATTGGTGCAAGGGATGGGCCATCATTGCTGGTGTGAGGGGGACAGCCGTCCCGTCTCACTTGCACCTAGACAACTGAAGACAGGGCGAACAGATGAACTGGGCAGCACGGCCCGCCGTGGATCAACGTCGACTCGTTGACTGCCCACTTGCCTCTCAATGAGGGAGGCTAATTAGGACAATGAACGACACTAAATTGTCTGTGTGGGGCGTCCGTGGATGGGATACCAAACAGCAGCGGTACGACATCCTTTCATATGTCACTGAAACCAAATCAGAAGCATATGCTAAGTGTGTTGCAATTCATCCAACCTTTGACGTTGAGGATGTCTATTTCATCGCAGACTACTGACAATCCGTAAAAGCGGGCGGCTAGGTGCAAACCCTAGCCTGTCTATTGCCTCTCACTGAGAGAGGCTTAATCATGGCCACAATGAAACTCTATCGTATCACCTACCGTGATCGACAGAATAGAGAAACCGATTGGCCCATCATTGCACACAATGCAAGCGATGCGGTTAGGTGGTTTAATCGGCTTCAACCTGAGGCCTTTAAGATCACATATTGCTTTCCGTCTGTCTGATCACTTACACCACTGTAAGCATTCACAATCACCAGCCATGGCCAGCACCTATCAGCTGTTCTGCGGTCGCAACATTCCCGACTCAGCGGATGTTGTAAGCGAGGCGCAATTGTCGGACTTTATCCGGTTTGTTGTTTGTCCTCGATTTGATGCCTTTACTGTTAGTGAGGCGCTCGGATTCTGGAAAGGTCAATCAGAATCAACAATGGTTCTATCTATCAGCTGTGAGAATTACGACGCACCTAAGGTGCAGGAGATCGCCGAATTGTATAAAAAGCAATTCAGGCAGGATTCTGTCGGCATTCAGCAGCTGCCAGCCCTTTCGTTTGTCTGATCAATTGCAGGGATGCAAGCGGGATGCGTGGGATCGGATCCCTCACCCCTGTTTGGCACCTATTGATGCGTGCCATCCAATTGTCATTTGTTTAATGCGATGACTCAGCTTACAGTTAATCAGCGGCATATTGTCGCTCGGTTTATGGATGCCACTAGCCTTGAGATTGAACAGGGCAAAGAATGGTATCGGCAGGCCTTTAATGTTTGCAATCGCATTGGCCTGGATTATGGGCTGAATGCAGAGACTGTAGCCGCTGTGATTGCTGCCCTCTCACCAAATAATAAGTGGGAGCGCAACATTAAAGACGCTGAGAATGTGGTTGCTGCCTACATGTTGGGCGGTGTTGATGATGCCTTAGGTGTTCGTGTTTGCACCTATGGCAAGAATCTTTCTAAGGCTGTCGACATCCTTAACAGCTGCCACAACCGCTATGAAGAATTGCTCAAAGGTCCCAAGATCATTGAATTCTATCATTGTATCACGGGACTTTATGAAGACGTCTGTATTGACGGCCACGCATATTCGGTGTGGTTTGGCGAGCGTCTCACCATGAAGCAAGTTCCCTCCATTGGCAAGAAACTGCGTGAACAGATCAAATCTGATTATCGCACAGCCACACAGTTTGTTAATGACAACGGCGATGAGTATTTCACCACCTGTCAGATACAGGCCATTACCTGGTGTGCTCACAAGCGTCTTCATGGTGTTTGATCAATTACAGCAATGGAAGCCACTACACTTCGGGCACGCTATTTAATGCGTAAGCCTCAACGAATTACCTTCACAATTAATCATCACACCTATCAGAGGTTGGTTGAACGCTCACTGAATGAAGGTCGCAGTCTTAGTAATCTTGTCGCTCATCTTGTCGAGAAGGTTATTGATTCTCAGCCCCATTAGTGTAAACCAACGGGGTGCAATAATGCGCGATTGCTGGGGATCGAATCCCTTTGCACCCTCTGGCCACAACACTACTGTGGCCAAATCACCATCACTAATTGTCGCGTTTATGGAGGATTCTAGATTTGCTGTAACGTTTGGCTTTCGCATGAATCGTGGGGGCCTGAGAATTACAGGCTCACATATTGTTCATGCACCTAATAGTCGATTGGCTTGGCAACGTGCTAAGTCAATGTGTGCTAGGCATGAACAGGTTCTTTATGTTGATCACATCAAAGATGATCAAGTCATTACATAGAGCTACCAATCCGCTCTACTTCGCTTCATTTTTAGTATTCGGTTTTATTCGTTCCATTCCACGTCCATTCTGGAGAAAATCCAATGCGCTACAACGCTGATACCGATCGTGCCCGTCTGCTGGATGAATTGGCTGCAGAATCGCGGGCTGTGATTAGTAAACTCCATCCGCCCGCCCCTCGAGAGATCGTCTGGAGCAGTCTGGAGGGTCGGTGGGTGCAGCACTCTGCAGCCAAGACTGAAGAAAATCTAGTCGTTACAAAATAATACATGTGTACTGTCATCTTTAGGTGGCTTTTTTAACTTGCTATTCATTATCGCACCCTATCCCTAAGATGATTGATGTTGTACATGAGCTCGGGGTCATTACTCGGGCTCAGTCATCCCACATCCACACGCTTGTGGACGAACTGAATCATGTTGCCAGTGATTCTGATTTATACGGATATCTTGATAAGAATCTTGAGCGTGCCGTCTTGGTGCGTGACTTACTGATCGACCTGATCGAATCGTTGGTTAATTTGGAGGAGGCATGAAAGCTGTGGCTAATTGTCCGGTTAAACACTGCCACCATTCTCTCTATCGTGTGAGCTATACAGACGTCAACGGTCTCCCAGGTTACTGGGATTTCTGGGCGAAAGATAAAGAGCACGCATGGCAGCAAGGCATTGAATTGTTGCCTCACTTCTACAGGGTTACCAACGTTTATTTGAAGGAAGATTGGTAGTATGATGGCAGAACGATATCCTGAGAATGCCACAACACTAGAGCGTTTAGAGTGGTATAGCAGGCATAAATTACACCATGAGAACAAGGCCCTTGCCAAGCTTGCCGATTATTTAGAGGAATGTTTTCTCTGGGAGATTGAGTTTCATCCGGAGGGCTGAAAGGCCCTCCTTTTTATGCGCTTTCACCATCACTAATCGTCGCGTTTACCTTGAAAAAGAAAGCCTCACCCACCAAAGCAGCCCGAATTGAATTCCAACCAGGGCCGCCTAAGTTGACACACCAAGGCTGCGGCCGCTGTAGTCTTCCTCGTAAAGGACGCAAAGCCTATCGAGGCCAGGGCCGTTAATTGTCTAGGCATTAATGCTGATCCGTTCACCACCGCACCACCACCACCATGGTCTTTGCTAAGCCTGCCATTGTCCTGAGCACCCTGCTCCTGATCCAGCCTGCTGCAGCCCAGCCCAATTATGCTGAACTGGGAGGCATTATCGCTGGAGAAGTGGTCTGTTCCTTAAGCCGCCAGGGGCAATCCGCCCAGGTGCTGGCCACGGAGCTTGACCGAGTCACCACCAAGCTTCTGGCCAAGGGGCTACTGAAAGCTAGCGAGGAGGATGCCTATCTGGAGGCAGCGCGAGCGGTATTCCAGGAGTGTCCGTGATCCCTTACACTAGCGGAAGCGGAGACGACTATGGACAACAAATCAAACCTGCAACAGATGCTGAGTGCGCTTGAGGTGTTTCGAGCGGCGGGTGATCAAGAGCTGCAACTACATTTCTTGATTGTCTTTCTGTATATTGCCCTTCACGATGGCTGCTTACAGCAGACCTTAATCAAGGTCACGGGTAATTCAGAAGCATCAATCTCGCGTGTGCTCGCCAAGCTGGGGGATGTCGATCGTCACGGCAACCCTGGACTCAAGCTCATCCGACGTGATCAGGACCCGGCCGACTATAAACGTTGCCGGGTTTTTATGACGCCAAAGGGTGAACGCTTGGCGTTCTTACTGTCATCTCAATTGGAGGCTTAAGCAATGGAATCGGTCAAGACCTGGGGGGAAGCCCTCGACTGGGTCTGGAAGAACCACTGGCGGCGCCTGAACAGCGCCCGCACCAACCAGATCAATGCAGGTCACATCACGGCCTTCTGCGGTCGCTCGATGCCCCTGGCCCGCATGGCCAAGCCGGCCTGGTGGATCCAGATGATTGCCCAGCTCCAGGATGAACACCCCGAATGGAGCACGAGCACCGTCAACCGGGTGACCTCAGCTGGCACCACGGTGCTGCGGATGTGTCACAAAGCGGAGCTGACGACGGTGACCGTGCCGGCGTTTGATCGGCTCAAGGAAGGCGAGCACCGCCTGACCTGGTTCAGCAAGGAACAGGTGGAGAGCATGGCCTTTGCGGCAGTCGACGTCTTCGATCGACAGGACCTAGCCGATGCCCTCCTGTTTGCAGCCTACACCGGCGCCCGCCAAGCGGAGCTGCTCAAGCTGCGGGTGGAGGACGTGGATTGGGGCAACGGCAACGTGTGGTTTGGCGGCAAGCCGGGCCGTATTACAAAAGGTAAAAATGTGCGGGCTGTTCCCATCCATGAACGGATTAGTCCCATCTTGAGACGCCGCACTGAAGCGTCCATGCCATCAGCATTGGTGTTTGGTTGTGACTGGACCAATAAGGACCAGCTATACGGCAGCTTTAAGAAGGTTCGTGACTACTGCAAGATCACGGACGACCACGTCTGGCACAGCCTGAGGCACAGCTTCGGGACCTGGGTGGGCGAGGTCGCGCATCCTCGGCAGATCATGGCGCTGATGGGACACCGCCAAGTGGAGACCTCTCTCCGCTACGTGAAGGCCACCGACAGTGCGCTTAGAACCGCCATTGCGGCGATCTAGACGCGACTAATGGGTGCCGAAAACGGCCCCTTGGAGCCCGATCTGCTACGTTCACCATCACTGGGGAGCAACCCAGAACGCCCTGCGGATGTGGCGGAATTGGTAGACGCGCTAGTTTCAGGTACATAGGAATCCACATTGCATGTGTGCAATTGGCCGGGTTAAACGCCCGGCCTTCCTTTTGCCTACTCGGTTTCACGTGTGCAAGTTACTAAACACCGAATCTAATGACGTATCTGAGTCAAGAAGACATCGACGCTTTGGACCCCGAGGCCTACTGCCGACTGCTGGCCTACGGGGATATCGAGCTGGTGGACGACGACCAGTTCAGCGACGAGTACCACCGGATCCTCCGGCACCTGGTTGAATTTGACCTCTGAATTACACACATGCAAGATGCTGATCGCATAGCACGTCAGCTGGCAATGGAACTGGCAATGGACCAAGAGGGCCAGAGCCGCCTCCAGAGCCGCACCCGTCAGGCCGAAGCTCGGGCCTATGCCTCAGCCACGATCTATGGCAAGAAGGCCCTAGAGGCCCACCTGGGGGGTGTTGCGGAGCTGATCGGCCAACGCCTCGGCCGCATCTCCAATGGCATTGCCGGCCAGGACTACCGCTTGATTGCCGAACGGATCGGCAGCGCGGACGCCAAGGTGCTGGCTCTACTGGCCATGAAGACCTGTCTGGACACCCTGGGGATGGCTGGCGGTCAGGTCACCAAGATGACCGGCAAGCCGCTGATGACCTACACCAACCTGACCGGGGCAATCGGCCGCGCCGTTCAAACCGAGCTGCGGCTGCAGCACTACAAGAGCCAGGACCCCGAGCTATTTAGAGCCGTGACCCGTGGCTTCCATGCCTCAACCGGCACCCGCCAGAAGGCAACGGTGTACAAGCTGCGCTTTAACCGTGAAGGGATTGAATGGCAGACCTGGAGCCCCACCATCTCCACACGTATTGGTGCATGGCTGCTTGATTGCCTGCAGCGGCGGACAGGCTGGATCTCCACTGATCTGACGGGGACTGGCTACAAAAACCGAGTGCTCATGGTGCGGTTCTCCAAGGAGTTCATGCATCTCAAAGAGCGCATCATGGAACGCGCCATGGAGCTGGCCTCCTGTACATGGCCGATGTTGTGTGAACCTGTCGATTGGTCTAATGATCACCCAGGCGGGTATCTCACAGCTAGTGAGCGCAAGTTCAAGATGGTGCGAACCCACACAGGGTCGACATTACGGCAGGGGGACCTGCCCATCCAGATGCTCAACAATCTCCAGAAACAAGCCTACCGAATCAACGGGAAGGTGTTCGAGGTGGCGGAGTATTGCTTTGAGAACTTCATCACAGTTGGACAGTTCAAGCGCGAGGAGCGCAGGGAACCACCCACACCGCCCGCCGAGGGCGCAAGTGAAGAGGCAATCAAGGAGTACAAGCTGGCTCGACGCAAGCTGGAGGATGTGAACGCACAGCTGGAGCGAAACAACTGGAGGACAATGGAATGCATCTATGTCGCCAGGAAGTTTGTTGATGTCGATCGCTTCTGGATTTGCTGGAGCTTCGACTACCGGGGGAGAATCTATCCACTCAATACCTGTCTCACACCGCAGGGTACAGATTTCGACAAGAGTCTGTTCTACTTTGCGGATGAAGGGGAAGTCAATGAATATTGGCTGGCCTTTCAGGTGGCGACCACGTTTGGTCTTGACAAAGCCACGATGCAGGAACGAGTGGAGTGGGCCCGTGCAAATACGGAGCTGATCTCCAGAATTGCATGCAATCCCCTCGATACAATCTCAGAGTGGCGCCAGGCTGAAGAGCCGTGGTGCTTTCTAGCGAGCTGCTTTGAGTACTACGAGTGCTGCATTGCAAAAACAAAGCAGACCTCAGGCTTACCCGTCGGCGTCGATGCCACCTGCAGTGGCCTCCAGCATTTGTCGGCAATGACCTTGGATGCACGAGCTGCCGCCCTGGTCAACGTCACGCCCACGCCGATACCAGCGGATGGCTACAAGACGGTGGCTGAGCAGGCAAAGAAGCATCTGGACACGAACTACCACGAGTGGATCACCCGCAAGGTGACCAAGCGCACCGTGATGTGTACACCCTATGGAGTGACCCGTCACAGTGCCCGTGGCTACATCCGTGAGGCTCTGCGGGATGCCGGCTGCACGCTGAACGATCCAGGTGATTTGTCCACAATCACCAAAGCGATCTACGACCAGGCGATGCCCGAGGTGTTTGACGGACCGGTTCGAGTGATGAACTGGATCCAGGAGAGCGCCGCCCGCATCACGCGAGAGGGCGCTGAACACATCACCTGGACAACCCCATCAGGTTTTGTGGTTCGACAGGAGGCTAACAAGCCAGAAGTCGAGCGCATCAAGACACAACTGATGGGCCAAGGGGCGATCAAATCGTCTGTCTACAAAGGACCTGGTCCTGTGGACGTCGACAAACACAAGTCCTGCACGGCACCAAACCTCGTGCATTCCGCCGATGCCTCGCTGCTCCATTTTACATTCTCAGAGTGGGACAAACCGTTCACGGTCATCCATGACTGTGCGCTGGGGCGGTCCTGCGATATGGATGAAATGGGTCGGATGATTCGGCTTCACTTTGCTGAGATGTACAAAGGCAACGTGCTGCAGGATTGGGCTAATCAAGTGGGAGCCACGCTGCCACCGGACCTGATCAAGGGCGACCTGGACATCGACCTGGTCAATGCGTCCACCTACTTTTTCTGTTAACCTTTCGCTTACACACCTGTAAATGGCGAACCGCTACACCTTTGAGACCACCCTGGAGGGCTTTGTCAACGTCGACCAGCCCTCTGGCAAATACAACAACATGTGCTTCTCCTTTCGGCTGCCACCGGCCGTGTTGGAGCAAGCCGACGCTGACCGTGAAGAGCTGCTGAAGTGGATTGAGAAGAAGGTCGACAATCCGAAGCGCCTGGCCACCAACCCTCCGAAATGGGATGACGAAGGTCTGGTCAAGTATTCCTACGGCGGCGACACCGGCCGTGATGCTGTGCTGTTTGTCGACACCGATGGCACGGTGTTGGCGGATGAAGTGCGGGCCTCAATCCGCAAGGGCACAAAGGTTCGGATCATCGTCGATCAGAAGCCTTACACCAAGCCGGCCATGGGAACCACGCTCAAGGTGCTGGGAGCTCAGGTCGTGGAGCTGGTCTCAGGCCAAGTGTCGGATTCAGGCGAGCTGACCGAAACAGACATTGTCGCACTGTTCCAAGGCGACACGATCAGCGGCTTCAAACAGTCAGCCCCGGCTCCTCGAAGGGCGGAGGCGGAAGAGAGCACGGATGAGGCCTACGATTTCTAATGGCCTTCCGCTCCAAATTTGAGGAGCAGATCGCCAAGACGTTTGATAAAGGGGGGCAGCTCTACCTATATGAGCCCTCCAAATACAACTACACGCTCGACTGCTCTTATACACCGGACTTTGTCCTTTTTAACAACGTAATCATCGAGGCGAAAGGTTTCTTAAAGCCGAGCGACCGAAGAAAGATGATTGCCGTAAAGAAAGCCAATCCAGAACTCGATATTCGCTTCGTATTTCAACGCAACAACCCGTTGGCCAAGGGTTCAAAACACACCTACATGAGCTGGGCTGAAAAGAACGGCTTCCCTGCGTGTGTATGGCCAGACGTCCCACCACAATGGTTTGAATGAGTAACGAGCACACTTCTGACATCTTCTTTAAGATTGACGCTTTTGTCGAAAGCCTAGAGGCACAGGGGTACGACTTCGATGAGGTACTAGAAGCTATTGCTGAGTACATTGAAATCTCGGAGGAGCTGCTATGAACAAGAAGACACTCGACATGAAGTATGTGCGCCGATCACTGCGAGAGCTGATTAACAGTCTGATGGATGAGGGTGTAAGCCCGCCAGACATCATCGAAGGGATTGAGAAGGAAGTCAGTCGCTTTGAGACTCTTGTCTTTGACTATGAGTGAGGACTCAGAGTTCATCCGGCATGAGCCGTGCCCGAACTGCGGGAGTAGCGATGCGAACAGTCTCTACACAGATGGGCACATGTATTGTTTCTCCTGTGAGACCTACACACCAGGTGGGGACGAGACACTCCCTTCTGAGCGCTCAGGGGGAAGCTTTCACTATCACGGTGACTTTGCCGAGATTCGATCTAGGCGCATCACCGAGGCCACCTGCCGAAAGTTCAATGTACGGGTCGACAGCGGTCCTGTCATTCGATTTCCATATACCGACCAATCAGGCCGCGTAGTCGGTGCAAAGGAGCGCAACAAAGAGAAACAGTTCCATTGGATCGGCAAAAACGCTGAAAAGCGGCTGTTTGGACAGAACCTGTTCGGGAGCGGCAAGCGCTTGGTGGTCACCGAAGGGGAGATGGATGCCCTGTCTGTCTGGGAGGCGCAGCCGAAATGGCCAGTCGTCTCAATCTATAGCGGAGCAGCTGGAGCATACAAAGACCTACAGAACCAACTGGCATTCTGCTTGGGGTTCGATGAGGTGGTGCTCCTGTTTGATAACGATTCTCCGGGGCAGGAAGCAGCCGTTAAGTGTGCCCAGCTATTTCCACCTGACAAGGTAAAGATCGCCTCTATGGGGGCGTATAAGGACGCCTCAGAGGCCTTGCAAGCACGGGATGGGGAGGCCATCCGCCAAGCGATCTGGAATGCCGCGCCGTACAGTCCCAAAGAGATCATTGACGGACGAAGTCTATTTGATGTACTTCGCCGGCCAATGGTTGGCAGGGACGCTGATTGGTCTTTTGACGGTCTCAATGCCATTACTGGTGGTCTGCGACTGGGGGAGCTGGTCTGCGTCACAGCCGGCTCCGGCGTGGGCAAGAGCACGTTCTGCGGGGAGACAGCACAAGCCCTTGTCGATCAAGGGTTCAGTGTTGGCTACATCGCCCTTGAAGAATCCATCCAGAGGACGGGGCTCCGATTGATGTCAGTCGTGGCGAACAAGCCACTACACATAGATAATCAAATTCCTGACGATGACTTCAGATCCGCATTTCAGAAAAGCGTTGGCTCTGGCCGTGTCTTTCTACGCGACGGCTTTGGCAGTGTTGATCCTGATGTGATTATCAATGATATTCGCTTCATGGTTAAGGCACGAGATGTGAAGTGGGTGATTCTGGATCACCTCTCCATCCTGTTGTCTGGCAATGCCTCAGACGATGAGCGCAAGATGATCGATGTAACGATGACCAAGCTTCGGTCATTTGTTGAAGAGACACGAGTCGGTTTACTGCTTATTTCACACCTAAGGAGGTTGCATAATGACAAAGGTCACGAAGACGGTGGCCAGGTTTCTCTCTCGCATCTTCGGGGGTCGCACAGCATTGTGCAACTCTCGGACATCGTCATCAGCCTTGAGCGGAACCTGGCAGCTGGAGATGACACCTCACTTCTCCGGGTTCTCAAGAACCGTTTCAATGGGACAACGGGTGAAGCCGGCATGCTCCGGTACGACAGAGGTACAGGAAGAATGCAACAGCTCCTGGGGGTGCAGCAAGAATCAACCGCTGCCAATTACAGCGACTTCTAGGGCTCATCACATTGTACTGTTTGTAGACAAGGATCAGTTACCATCTCAGGTCGCGTTAAAGAACTTAGACAACGCACTTGAAGGCACGCACTACCGCTGCTACACAGCAGTGCTTGAGAAACAATATCATCCGGCTGTGTGTATTTCGTATGAAATCGAAGACTTTCCAACACTGCTGGTCTTAGATGCCAATGCAGCAGTCATCCACCGTGAACTCTGCGTGCGAAAGATGCATGAGGATAGCCTTAGGGGGATGCTGCAAACCATAGACTACCTGCGTACATTTACTGAATGAAGTTTGTATTTGACCTGGAGACAGATGGCCTTCTCAGAAAGCTTACTAGGATCCATTGTCTTGTCGTAAAAGACATTGACACTGGACAGGTGCTGCAGTTTGATGACAGCGGACAAAGGGAGTCGGTAACAACCGGTCTAACGCTATTAATGGAGGCAGAAGAGATATGGGGCCACAATATTGTCGGGTTCGATGTGGAGGCAATCAAGGAGATATACCCATTCTTCAAGCCTTGGAAGACCAAGTACTATGACACGCTAATTCTGTCTCGGCTGTTTTTCACTGACATGCTAGACCGGGATCTGCGGTGCAAGCCTGCCAATATGCCAGGCAACCTTTATGGTAGGCATTCACTTGAATCCTGGGGATATCGCCTAGGGATTCTTAAGAGTGAGTATGGCAAGCAGCTACATGGTGACTGGTCACAGTACAACCCAGAGATGTTGGAGTACTGCACACAGGATGTAGAAGCCAACTACCCCCTCGTGAAATTGTTTCAGCCCAAGCTGGAGGAGTACGAGAGGTGCATTGATCTAGAACATCAATGCGCGTTGGTAATGAGTTGGCAAGAGCAAGCGGGGTTTCCGTTTGACGAAAAGAAAGCTCAGCAACTTGAAGGCAAGCTAAGGGCTGAACTCGAAACGCTCTCAGACCAGATGCGAGCTACGTTCTTATACGTAGCAGGCAAGGAGTTTGTACCCCGACGTAATGACGCCTCTCGTGGGTATGTCACCGGGGCTCCAATGACACGCCTTATCGAGTTTAGTCCAACAAGCCGCGAGCATATTGCTTGGGCCTTTCAACAGTACAGAGGCTGGGAACCGATCGAGTTTACCGACAAAGGAAAACCAAGGATTGATGAAGATGTACTGTTTGCGATTGATACTGAAGAGAGTCGCAAGTTTGCTCGCATCCTTGAATTACAGAAGCAGCTTGGCCTGTTATCGGAGGGCACCAACAGCTGGCTAAAGCAGATCGAGAAGGATGGCAAGATCCATCACAGCTGCATGCTCAACACAGCAACGGGCCGCAACGCACACCTCCGTCCAAACCTAGCGCAGACACCCTCTGGGCACGAATTCAGGGAGCTGTTTCATGCAGGGGAAGGCTACGCACAGGTTGGGGCTGACGCTTCAAGCCTGGAGCTGCGTTGTCTTTCACACTACCTGGCTAAGTACGACGGCTGTGCGTTCGGTCGGACAGTGGTAGATGGAGACATCCACCAAGCCATGGCTGACATAGCGGGCGTAGATAGAAAGACACAGAAGACCGTAACGTATTGCCTCATCTATGGAGGAGGCGATGTCAAGCTTGGTTTATCAGCTGGGGCTTCAAAGAAAGAGGCAGCAGCAAGGGGTAAAGAGCTGAGGACAAAACTACTCGATGGCATTGAAGGCTTCAGAACCCTGGTGGATGCTGTCCAGAAGCGTGCAGAATCAGGCGTCATTTCTGGGATTGACGGTCGCCCAATTCGGATTCGGAAGCCACATGCTGCATTGAACTACCTGCTCCAGAGCTGTGGGGCCGTCATCTGCAAGATGTGGGTAGTACGAATGAATGAACTGTTACAGGAGGCAGGCGTGGATTACACACCACTTGCTTTTGTGCATGATGAGGTCCAGCTAGCAGTACACCCCGAGCACGTAGATATGGCAAAGACATTGATACCATTAGCAATGAAGGATGTCGAACATTCAATTAGGTTTAGGACTAGCCTTGATTGCGAGGTCAAGGTCGGCAGGACATGGGCAGACACTCACTAGAAAGTGCAAGCACTGTGGTGAGGAAAAGGAAGACAGCGAATTTGTGAAGGCAGACGGAAGGCACCGGGCAACACGAAACCGGTGCAAGGTATGCAACAACAAACAGCGACAGATAAGGAAGCAACTTAGGGATCGGCACCCAAAGCCTCCGCCGGGTCGCTGTCCGGTTTGCCAATATGAAACAAGTGACTGGGTCCTAGACCATTGTCATCATAGGCAAGAATTTCGAGGATACATATGCCCAAGTTGCAACTCAGGCATTGGCCTGCTACATGATGACCCGATGATTATTAAACGCGCTCTTATTTACCTACTGTCTTACACTGATGCAACCATTGCTGTTAGTTGATGCTGATCCAATTGCCTACCGTGCAGCTTCGGCAGCTGAAGAGGAGCTGGAGTTTACGTCTGAAGTCACGGTTGTGACCGGGAGTTTTCGGCGAGGGCGACAGATCGTCAATCAGGATATCGAGGGTCTACAGACTAGGTTTGACACAGATCGACTGATCCTATTCTTCACCGATGACACGAACTTCCGCAAGGGAATAGATCCTACATACAAGGGTAACCGGACAAAGCGGAAGCCAGCTGGTTATAAGAAGCTGAAGAGTTGGATGAAAGGTCAATGGCACAGTGTCCAGAAGCCAGGCCTTGAGGCTGATGACCTGATGGGCATTGAGGTGACCTCAGGAAAGTGGGACAGCTTTATTCTCTGCTCACCAGATAAAGACATGGAACAGTTTGCCTGTCGGATCTGGAACGGGAAGGAAGAGTACGAACAGACGCCTGAGAAAGCAGCACGCAAACGCTGGCTACAGGCGCTGACGGGCGACCAGACCGATGGGTATGCCGGAATTCCAGGGGTTGGTCCGAAGAAAGCTGAGGCCCTCCTAAACAAGGTGAAAGACGGTGATTACTGCGCAGCAGTAGTAAAAGCGTTCATTGACGCAGGTCTGACAAAAGAAGATGCCATACGCAATATCCGCCTCGCAACCATTCTCACTGTTGACCTATGGAACGAGGAAACACAAGAACCAATCCTCTTTACACCGTGACCAACTGCATATTCTTTCTAGCTCTTGTATTAGCGCTATGCGTAATTGATTTTAACCTGGTTAAATACATTGATCTCCAAGTCAGACGACTTGAGCTAGCTATTGAAAGGTTTTTCTTTATGATCCGCCTGGAGTGGGACATCTTCTGGATCAAGAAGAACAAAGACAGATATCTAGATATGGCAAAGGAAATCCTGAAGGACATGGAGGTAGAGGATGAGCAAGTACAGCCCTGATCACTACCAGCGTGGAGTCATCGAGGTATGGGACTTTATCGCAGACCAGAAGCTTGATTACTTTCTGGGTAATGTAGTCAAGTACATCTGCCGTGCTGGCCATAAGCAGTACGAAGAAGAGCTTGATGATCTGCTAAAGGCAAAGGCCTATATCGATAAGAAGATCCAGCTTGTATCTAAATCAAGAAACCGCTAAACATGCCTGCACCAGATCTACAAGGCCAAGCCCTTCAGTTCCGAATAGCGAATGACCAGCCGATTGGCGGATT